TGAAATCCTTAGGTGCATTGTTTTCAATAATGTATCTAGTTACAACGGCCTTTGCAACAGCAGTTGTTCAAATGGGTTTCATCGAAGAGTTGCTTGCTAAGCTTACCAGTGTTCGTGTTGGTGCTTACACCGTGGCGGGTATAACGCGACAACAATTTCTACAACGTTTGAGAATTGCTAAATTAGTGTTGCGCTTTGATATTAAGAGTTTCTATAATAGAAATTTATTTCGAAGCGTGGCACATGCTGAGGAATCTTTATATTTGGATAATTCTATTGGTACTCTTCGTAAACAACCATATTGTGTTGTTTTGACAGGATTTCCAGGTACGGGTAAATCAGCTATTGCCATAAAATTGGCTGCACAATTTTTGAAAGCGAGATATGGATTTGTTTTACCGGAACATATTGTTGTATTGAATGAATCTGATGCATACCAATCGGAATTTCGCTCGAACCACAGAGTTGTCATTTTTGATGATATCGATGCGGAAAAGGTTGGCATGCCAACAGCTTTAAATCCATGGCGCAAGATTATTGATTTTGTTAATAATATTCGTAAAACAGCTTTGAACCCAAATGTAGAGATGAAGGGTAATGTTTATATAGATGTCGATTTGGTCATTTTGACAACAAATAGGCGTGTTGATAGTTTTTCTATTGGCAATTATATGACATGCGGGAGTGCCATATTTCGACGATTTTCATCCGTTTGGACTGTGTTACCAGGATTTACACATGTTTTAAGTCATATTAAAGAATCTGCGCATACGCCAGAGATGATGCAAAATTATACTTATGATGAAGGACTTGTGTTTAAACCATTTGAACGTATGACTATAATGACAATGATAGAGCAAGAAGTCCAGAATGCGCAAGCACATCTAACATCACAAGATTCTTTTGTGAACAACATCAATTCCAATTTTGATACCATTGCAGCTGGAACGGGCATTAAACCATTACGTTCTTTATTTGAAAAGCAATTAATGTCTTTTGAAGAAGAAAAGTCGTTGGCTTGGTATAACAAGCTAATTCGTTTTTGTTTATTAACACCTAAGGTCCAAGCCGTTGCGATGTCTGGATCCATGCCCTGCAAATTTACTTGCAGCCCGTTTTTTAACGAGTGTGCTGAGAAGGAGGCTAAAGAGTATTTAGCAACTTACGGGCAATATTTACATGTGATTCGCGATTACGTTTTAGCCAATTGTGACAAGTCTTTGTTTAATATGCTGATATTAACCTTGAGAAAACCTATATCTAGTATTTTCATTCAAGTTTATCGTGGTTGCTTTGTGCTGGGTGACGGATATCAGATGGTAAA